GGAAATAACTCTGGTAAGAAATCTAAAGGTAGTGAAAATCTATCCAATGCTTTAGCTACTGGTAGATTTGGTGGCTTTAATACTTCTCCTAAGAATGTTACTTTGAATACTGGTATAGTGCCTGACACTTACACTGGTATATTTGAAACTTATAGAGAAGGTCAATACTCTCCTCTTCTTCTTTACGGTGCTAAGTTAAGCTTGCCTAATTATACTACTTATTTAACTGACTACTTCTATAATGTCATTTATACTAAGTTCTTAAATGCTTTACAAGCTAATGTATCTTTCGCAGTTAAAACTGCTGACTTTTCTCAAACTAACTTCTTTGGTGCTACTAACAGTTTATTGAATGCTCTACAAGTTTATGCATTCTTCATGTCTGTTATAACTTTTGATGAAGGTATCGGTAACAGAAATGATGGTATATCTTGGATGAGAAGGGTTATATCTCCTACTCAATTAAATAAATTAGCTGAATTAAGAAGCTTATTAGAGGATATTCCTATCCCTCCTAACATGCTTTCTTTAGTTACTTATTTAAATCAAACTTTTAAGAATGCTGATTTACCTCATGCTAGAGTTATTAAACTGCTTCCTGTTACTGTTGGTAACTTTGGTAGCAATTTTGAAGACTCAGATTTTGACACAGCAATTAACGCTATAAATACTTATAGAGAAGTTTACTCTCTAATGGCTAGAGCTTGCCCTCACTGGGTACCTGGTACATTAAGTGACATGAACTCTGAACCTATTTATGATGCTAATTTTACAACTTTATTCGCTAATGCAGGTCACTGGTTCTTTAAGTCTTCTAACTCTACTAATTATTATTTACCTGTAGTATCTAATGATGCTCAAGCTATACCTTATGGTATTTACACTGATAAATTAGATGGAGCTATTTATGGTTTAACTACTATATATGACTCAATTAACACTAAATGGTATCCTACACTTATGCAACCAGTTGTTACTACTATGACAGCAGGTGATAAAGATAATAAATTATTCTTCAGAGACTATGGCTCAGCTAGATATTTAGAGTCATGTGCTAATTTTGCATGGACTGCCTATACTAGAGGCGACAGCTATCATATTACTAATGGTAGTGGTAATTATTCTGTTGTTCCTCCTTACTCACAATATGCTGATCTTGTTAGTATCGCCACTGTTAAAGAATCTGCTATTAAGACTCTTGAGTGGATGATGTCTATTGATGATATTGGTAGATTTAAAGGTAAAGGTAATAAATTTGGGTATAATATACCTAAGACTAAATAACTATTAATTATTATTTATATGGAGACAACTAATTTAGATGAATCTACTAAGATCGTTGAATCGCACTCTAAAGACTATTCGTTCTTAAGAACCCTTGATCTAAGTGAGGACGTAGTCAGACGCGTGTCTTTACATCTTTATAATTTAAGTAAAGGTAGTGATATAATATTTCTTTCTCCTTTTGGAAAGAATTATGATCCTTCACTCTTACTGTCTATGGTTGATAAACTATTCAGTGATAACTCTAAAATTATAGATAAAACTCTTTATGATTTTGAATCCAATCAAAGAGATAAATATGGTCCTAGGTCTATAGCTAAACCTTGGTCTCTTAGGAAAGAGTCGCTTGATAATTATTATCTAAATAATTCTATAAGTGACAAGTCGCCTGATTTAATTAATTATGGTAGAAATAGCTTTAGGCCTATAAGCATTTCTAACGGCATTGATCTATTGAAGAACAATACGAACTCTGGACTTCCATTTTATTGTCGTAAATCCATGATTAAATATAGACTTGATAAGGAATTTGAGTATCTTTTAGCTAGAAGAGATCCATGTATCTTATTCACTAGAACTCAAGAAGGCAATAAAACTAGAAATGTTTGGGGATATCCAGTTGCCGACACTCTAAATGAGATGCTTTTCTATAAACCAGTCTTAGATTATCAGAAGTCTAAATTCTGGAGATCTGCTCTTTTAGGTCCTGATTCAGTCGATATGGCTGTAACAAAAATTTTGTTAAGCGGCAAAGCCCTATCTAACAGCTTTCTCTCGGTTGATTTTACGTCATATGATTCCCGCGTAAATAATAATATTCAGAGCTGGTGCTTTAATTCCATCAAAAGTATGTTTAATAGAGATCATCATTCGGATATAGATTATATATTCAATAGATTCAATAGCATACCTATTGTTTGCCCTGATGGTAT